CCACTTGTTCAAAGCTAAATGTAAATGGAGCACCTATAAATTTCATGGTATACAAAGCATTATCAGTCCATATCAAAATAACTTCTTTAGCTTTTAAGGCACCTACTATTTTAGTTCCATCCTGTAACCTTTGTGTTCCTGCTGAGTTTGTTGCAGAAGGAGAATATATATTTATATTTTCTTGGTCAGAAAATCTAATGAACATATCATCTTGTGTAGTTGTTGTTCCAATAGTTGTCTCTGTTCCAAAGTGTATTAAGTGACGTGTAGTCGGTGATATCAAAGTAACTCTAGATGCAGTTGGATTATTGGATGTTTCAAAACCAGATGTTGTAGTTGATGCTCTATTTAATAAAGGTGTTGCAGCTCCTGAGTTCCATGTAAATGTTTTACCGTTTGCAATATTTGCTACAAGCACTTGTCCAAAGTTATCTAAACTCCAAAGGCCTGGCTCCAAAATTACAGTCGATGCATTTACTGCACTACCAAATCCAGAAAAGTTTGTAGCGTTTGTAACTGTGGCACCACTGCTATGAGCTTGTCCATTTGATGTACCGATTGTTGCTGTGCCGTTCGTACCTCTGGTGATACCAGTTAAATCATTTGAACTTACTCCAGTGTAAGTTATTAACTCATTACCAACAGCGATTGTTCCTCCTCCTGTTGGAAAACCTGTAACCGATGTTAAAGTTATTGCTGTACCAGATCCCCCTGTACCAGCAGTGTCTGCATTAAGAGCACCATTTAAAGTTGTTGTTGCAACTCCAGATACTGTTCCACCAAAATTACCAATACCAAAACCATAGCCATATGATTGAGCTGATGGTCCAACCGGCTCGTATGGTTTTATACTTAAACTACCTCCAGTAGATACCGTTCCTCCAGCGTTTGAGGATTGTGTTATAGTAAAAGTATCTGATGTTGGGACCGTAATTACTTGAAAAACTTTATCTTCAAAATCAGAGGCAGAAAAACCTGTTCCTCCTGGTAAAGTTACCGAGTCTAATAAAATTATATCTCCTGCTGCTAAACCATGTGAGGCTTTTGTTATTGTGCAAGTAGGTGAAGTATTAACAGTTGCAATTGTTGCTGAAGTTAATGTAGCTTTTAAAGGTGTAACATCATGAAGCTGTCCTTCAAAATATACAAGTAAAAATTTATCTGTTCCAAGGGCAACATATCTATTACCATCAAGATCAACAAAAGAGTGTTGTTTTCGAACTACACCTACTATTGAATCTGAAACTAATGAAGACCATCCACCCACTTTTTCAGGAAGACCATATCTAAACCTAACATTATCGGAGTCTACCCATCTGTTTTCTGCACCAACGGTAGTGTCCTGTTTGTCTATTCCAGGAGCAAAAGGAAACTCAACAAGAGCCATAATATTACTCCTATTGGTTAGTTGACTTCAATACCCAGCCAACGGTTACATTAGCATAAACAAGAGTTGATGCTTGACCATTAACATTTAAAACTAAGTTAGAAGTTCCTGCATTTATTTTGTGACTATTTCTATTTATTGTAAGATTGTTTGATGCAAAAAAGTTACCACCATCTATGATTGTTATTTCATCTCCGGTAGCGGCCGTTGATGGTAGGGTGATTGTTATAGGGTTAGTGTTTGTAATTGCAAAAATTTGTTCGCCTGCCACTGCCGTATGAGCAGTTACAGTTGAAGAGTTTACTGTAAGATAACCTTTATTTAATAAACCTAAATTAACATTTGTTGCATCTGAATATACTAATAGTTTTGCTCCGGGAGGCACTGTAACCCCGGTCCCTGATACAGTTTTAATTGTTAATGTTTTTATAGTTGCAGAGCTTTCTCTTGTGGTAGCATCTTCAAACACCATAATTCTTTCTGAACTATCAGGAATTGTAACAGTTCTATTTGCTGCTAGTATACCAGTTAATTTAAAATATAAATTTTTACCATTAGATGTTGCTCCATTATCTAATGCTAATGCTTGATCAGATGAGGCTACATCTAAAGATAGGTAACCACTAGATAATTGCTCTAGTATCTGTAAATTAGTATTTGTTATATTACCCCAAAGACCAGCTTTTTCACCAGTTGTGATAATCTCTAGTTTTGAATTTGTTGAAAATGTTGATGCCATATTAAATCGGGTCTATTTCTACCCAAACACTGTTTGTGTTTGGATCTATTTCACTCCATGTTATTGCCGTTGCATCCTTGACTGTTATAGTCAAAGGAGTCGCATCAGGCGTTACATTTGCTTTACCAATCAATGTAACACTTCCTGTGTTTAACGTCAATTGGTTTCCAGTTACAACTGCATTAGCAGCGGCAGTGATTACTACACTTCCTGCAGATAAAGTTAGTCCACTTCCTGCAACAGTTACATTAGCTGCAGCATTAATTATTACATCTTTTGTAGCTAATGTTAAAGGACTTCCTGTTACATTAACAAAAGCACCTGCTAAAGTTGTAGCTGCTCCTATGGATAGTGTTAAAGGACTTCCTGTTACATTAATTGTAACATTGGGATCAAATATGCTACTTGAAATTGGTAGCTCGGATATAGAACTAAAACCGAGCATTTATTATGCTCCTGTCAGTGCTTTTATCTCAGCGTCGGTTAATCCTAGATCTTTGAGTTTTTGTTTACCAGATGCTTTATTATTTTCGCGCGTTGCATCAGCGTCTTTAATTTCTTGTATTTTTGCATTAACATCAGCTTCGCTTGGCATAGTAGCACCATCTTTAACAATTTTAACGTATTGATATTGCATACGTTGATCGTTAGGAATTTTATTTCCATCATTATCATGCGTTTTCCAAGCATACCAATTACCACCATTAAAAGTTTGTAAGGCTGCTTGTAAATAATCTTTAATCATTATGCACTATCTCCTAATCTTTTAAAAACAAAGTAAGTGTAATTAACATTTGTGTTTCCTTGATAATCTCCACCCCCAGCACCTGATGCTTTAGCCTGAACTCTATAGGTTGAAGCATCTGATACATTTAATAATGAAGTTGCACCTACTGCAATTGATTTACCACTTGCACTACCAGAATCCCAATTACCATTGAGATAACTAAAATTTGATCCAGAGTTAGCTGAATACTCTACATAAAAACCATTATAATTATAACTACCATCTACACTTATATTTGTCCAAAATTCTATTTCCCATATACCTGTACCTGGAAAAGTAAAAACTCCAGAACTTTCTGTCATTCCAGTTCCTTGTTTTATATTTTGACTATTAGTATCTTGTCTTTCCCAACTCCCATTAAGAACACCACCACTAGCATTAGATACCTCTGTTGTCATTCTCCAACTATCAAAATCTGTCACTCCATTAGCAAATCCTGATGTTATGGCCGTACCACCATTAGCAACTGGCAATGTTCCTGTAACATTGCTTGCTAAGTTTATTGATTGATTTGGTCCTATTCTAGTTAATGCCATAATTTATCCTATGTTATTAATTTTGTTCCTGAAAAAAATTGGTTATGATTAGTACTAGCTTCTAATATTACACTAGAACCATTTGAACTTTCTTGATAAATATATACTTCAAAATAATCTCCAGCAGAAGCAGAAACAATTCTAGTTTGTGATATTGTATAATTAGCAAAAACAGTATCTCCACCTTCTGATCTCATTTGAGCACTTGAAACTCCACTTCCATTTTTATAAATTTGAGTTATCATTCTAACTATAGCACTATCACTATCTTCAATTTGTAAATTCCATGAAAATAAATAATGACCACCTTTTCCAGATGGTACTGTAAATTTGTCTGAAGCAAATACACTATCTGGATCGAAAAGTTCATTTGAAAAAGTTACTTTAGTATATGATCCATGACTAATAGTTTGATTAGAACCTCCAGATTTTGATACAGCAAAAACTGGTTTATTATCTCCACCAACAGCAGCACCATCATTCTGTAAAGTTCCTATAATATTTGTAGTGTCACCAGATGCACCGATAGTAATCGTGTTACCACTTTCGTTGATAATGTTATTACCATCTGCGTCCTGTATCGTGTCTACTTTTAATATACTTGTCATAATTTATCCTAAGTTATAATTCTAAGTGCTCCAAAAACTGTAATATTTCTAGTGCTGTGTCCAGATAATGTTCTTGTTCCATCATTTTGATATACTCTCATATCGTAGTAATCTCCTACAGAAGCATCATCTACAAGATGCACTGAACATGATACGTCAGTACCAGCTCCACTATATGTGTTTGTAAATTTTCCAAATTCACTACCATTTTTATAAATTTTTAAAAGTAAAAATCTGTCAGCATTAGAAAAAGCAAGTTGTGCCATACTATAAATAAAATACTTACCAGCTTTTCCTGATGGAATAGTAAATCTATAATTAGATGAATTATCATAAGCACTATCAGTATCATAAACCTCACTATTAAATTGAACTATGGTGTTTGTTTCATTAGAAATAGATTGATCTGAACTTAATCTTGCAAAAAAAGCTGGTGTCATATTTTCACCAATACCTGTCTGTGTTGCACCCGAAGCAATAGTAACAGTCTCTCCAGATTGACCAAGAGTAATAGTCCCTGATCCACTGCTCGTTTGTATATTCGATACTTTTAATGTTCCGTTTGCCATTATGCTCCTATAATTTTATATGCTCCAAAGTATGTTCTTTGTTGAGTGCTATCGCCTATTGCTGTCCAATTGCCACTATCTTGAGTGTTTAATTGTGCGTATAATTCATAATAATCGGTTGTATTTGCAACATCTACAATGTTTAACATTGGAGTTGCAACTTGAGAATATTGATCAACATAATTAAAAGTTGATTTTCCAATACTTGAACCATTTTTGTAAATATATAGTTCTGCTTCTCTTAAATTTGCTGTTGCACCTGATGAAATTAAAGCAGCTCCATAAAGAAAATATTTACCAGCTACACCAGGAGTAAATCTATAGTTAGTAGAATTATCATAAGTTCCATCACTATCATAAGTTTCACTATTAACTTGAATTTTTACAGTTGCTGCATCACTAAGACTACCTTGATCGGCACTTAAAAAAGCATGAAAAGCTGGAGTGTTATCTGGAAAGTTTGTAAGCGTAGCACCAGACTTTAATGTAATTGTAGATGTATTACTGTCTCCAATCGTAAGCGTGCTGCTTCCAGATATATTATCTATTGTATTTGTTTCTAATTTACTCATTATAAAATTACAAATGTACTCCCTGATGGAATTGTGATCGTACCACTAATAGTTACTGGTCCAACCATCGCTCCGTTTGTTGAGCCCGCCATTGACAATGATGTTAATGTCTGAGCATTCTTTACAAAAAAATCTGTCGATAAACTTGCTGCACCTACTGTTGCATCAGTTGGTTTTCCGATGTCAAAAGTATTACCAAGGACAATACCGAAAAAAGTATCAGAGCTTGCAGGGTTTCCTGTGAACGTAATTTGGCTACCCGATATTGTGAATGCACTTATCGGTTGCTGTACGACTCCTGAGACAGATATAATTACGGATGCTTCTGTTTCTGGAGTCACAGCTGTTCCACTTGTTGTTAAGTTAAACGTAGCCGTAGATCCATTAAAGCCCGAAGATATATCATCTAAAATCTGATACGCTCCCGTGAGCGGAAATTTTCCTACATAAGCCATATATTAATCCTTTACTCTGTTGGGATAGGGTTTGCAGTTTTGACAGCTGCTACGTGGTCTTTCCAAGTAGTTGTACCGTTAACATTATCCCAGTACTGCATGTCGAGCTGTGAGCCCAAATCACCGTAGGCCGTTTTTCTTGTAGCTCTTACTGCATTTTGTCTCTCTTCGAGATCAGCAGCAGAGTCTACAGCGTTCAGTTGCTCGTCAGTTGGTTGCGCTATGCCTGACACATTCCATGCCTTGATGTAAGGGCCCTGACCGTTCGAGTCATCCTGAAGTAAAACGTCCGTCATAAAGTCAACTTCGTTAACTCCATTATTAGCGCAATATTGTTTGACTTTGCTTGATAGTGATGCCATAGTTTTCCTCCTTTTAAATTGTTTATACCTTATTCCGGTGGATTATCAATAACTGTTCCACCATCTGCTATCCATTCTTGAATTTCTTGATAATCTGTATTTGCTTCATCTAGTGGTACGGATCTAACTAGATTAGAATTTACATAAGTTATTTGATAACTACAAAATGTGTTATTTATTCCATAATTTTTTGTAATTGTGTTTATTTTCATAATTATAACTCCGAACTAAAAGCTATATAAGAAGCTGAATTATTTGTTGACATTCTTCCAGCATCTCCTGCTGAACCACTAGCATCACCAGAACTAGCGTATATGTGAGCGTTATTTTCATTTGATATTTCAAGAGCTAAAGTGTTTACAACATCATTTCCACCACTTCTATCCATCTTATAATAATCTGTGCCACTAACATTATCGGTTGAAGGACCACTTCTCATTGAAGTAGGAAAATTTACTTGTATACCCATGTAACTTGAACTGTAATAAAAAGCAATTCCTATAGGTCTTGTATTTCCTTGTGCATGAACATAATAATATCTCTGACATCTTTGTAAATTTACATCAACAGGCAAGAACTCAAAATCAGTT